AAAGAGAAGAATGGCTAATTGATGGCACTTATTACCAAGTTGGTGCCTCAGGGTTAGATTCTTTACCCGAATCGCATCACAAAAAATACAAAGAATTTATAGATCAACTTGATTGGGGATTATGCACAGATTATTGGCATAACCAAATATGGCAGTTTCATCAAACTCTACTTGATAAAAAAGTACCCCATATCTTTTTTAATGGAAACAATCACTTTCAAGAAATAGCAGACAAAAAAGATTGGGGAGGCAACTATATAGGCCCTTATGACTCAAATCTTACTTTTGATGCAATTTTAAGAGAAAATGGTTACAAAACTGTTAACAAAGAGTCGTGGCATTTTGGTGAAGATGCTCATTGCTTTTGGGCGAGTTTTGTGTTAAACTATGCGTATTCTAACAACTTGGTACCTTGACATGCGCTACGTTCTTATTGATACAGCTAATATTTTCTTTCGTGCTAGACATGTGGCATTTAGGGCAAGTACCACTGAGGAAAAAATTGGTTACGCCTTGCACATTACTTTGGCTGCAATCAACAAAGTTGCAAAAAAGTTTAACGCAGATCATATGGTATTTGCATTAGAAGGTCGTAGTTGGCGCAAAGATTTTTACAAGCCTTATAAGGCTAATCGAGCAGAAAGTCGAGCTGCACTTACCGAATCTGAACTTGAAGAAGATAAGTTGTTTTGGGAAACATATGATAACTTTACCAAATTCCTTTCTACTAGCACTAACTGTTCAGTAATTAGACATCCTGAGGCTGAAGCAGATGACATAATTGCAAGATTTATTGCACTACATCCCGCTGACAGCCACACTATTGTCAGCAGTGACACTGACTTTGTGCAGTTACTAGCAGAAAATGTTGATCAGTTCAACGGTATTACCGATGAGTTGCTAACACTGCGCGGTATTTTTGATGCTAAAGGTAAAGAAGTTTTAGATAAAAAAACTAAACTGCCTAAGACAATACCAAATCCGCAATGGTTGTTATTTGAAAAATGTATGCGCGGTGATCCCAGCGACAATGTATTTTCTGCGTACCCTGGTGTTCGAACAAAAGGAACTAAAAACAAAGTTGGATTACTTGAAGCATACGAAGATCGCGATAAAAAAGGTTATGCATGGAATAACCTAATGTTACAAAAATGGGTTGACCATAATCAAATTGAACATAAAGTGCTTGATGACTACCAACGCAACCGCACACTAATTGACTTAACTGCACAACCAGATGACATTAAAACCAAAGTTGACACTGCCATACAAGAGCAAATCTCGCATAAGGATGTGGGACAGGTTGGTGTACGTTTTATGAAATTTTGTGGCAAACATGATCTAGTTAAAATATCTGAATCTGCAGAACAATATGGATCATGGTTGAACAAAACCTATAAAGGAGTACTTGATGGTAATACTTGCTAAACCAGTAAGAGCAAATGAATATTGGATACTTAAACAAGGTGACGAAAAGATAGGAAACATAGAAGCAACACACAATGGGTTTGTTGTTAAAATAAAAGACAATACTCAACAATTTAGAACTCTTAACATGATACGTAGTAGGGCCGGTATTGACTTTGAGCCTGTGGTTAAGAAAAAACCTACTGCCGTAGAAAATCATGTACATGGATATCCCGCAGGCTGTAAGGCCCATAATCCAATGTTTGAAGTTAGACAACACTTACCATTGTTTACAAAAAATAAAAAAAGTAAAAGCTGGCATGCTGCTGGTTGGTATTGTATTTTGCTTAACAAAACATGGCAAGTAAGTCAAAGTCCTAAACTTATCACATTACAACGATATAAGTACCGTGGACCTTATATGACTAAAGAGGATGCTGCCAATGATGCACATTAATCAATTTATTGATAGAATTAAAACTGCAGAAAGTAGAAGCACAAGAGATTTCATTATGTCTTTACAAGATGCCAGAAATTTACATGCTGATATTACCAAACTTTTACTTAAATTAGAAGAACTATCGGCTCCTACTACTCAACAGGAACCAGTGATCAAAGTCGAAGTCACGGGCGGAAATTTCTAGCTAAATAATAGCTAGATATTTTGGAGAAGCTGTGTCAAGACCTAAACCCCAGGTTTTATTGGAATTAACTAATAAAACAACTTATAAAACTGAACAAGTGTTGGCCAGTGAAGGTATTTGGGCAGTGTTTTTTGATGGCCAACCTATCAATTTAAAAACAAGCCATATGCTAACACAAGTTCCTGGCCCAAAGTACAAGAAAAGTAGCTTTTCTAATCCAGGTCACGCTATTAATCTTGCCAAAAAACTTAACACACAATTTAAAACAGATAAGTTTTATGTGGTGTTGTTAAAGAGTGGCGACAAAATTTATCCCTAATTGTGTATTCAATTGAGCAAATCAAAACACTGCATTTAGAGCCAACAACTTTATGTAATGCAGCATGCCCGCAGTGCGCAAGATATTTAGACAACGGTGATGAAAATCCCTTGTTACCTCAGGCCACTTTAAGTTTAAATGATATTAAAGAACTGTTACCACCAAGTTTTTTAAAACAATTACATAAGATTTTTATGTGCGGAACTTACGGTGAACCAACAGTGGCTAAAGACTGTCTTGAAATTTTTAAATACGCAAGAGAGATAAATCCTGATATAGTAATAGGCATGAATACCAATGGCAGTACTAGAAATAAAAGTTGGTGGATGGAGTTAGCACATTTGTTCAATAGTATCTACGACTATGTTGTTTTTAGTATTGACGGCTTAGAGGACACTAATCATATCTATAGACGCAACACACAATGGCGTAAAATTATGGAAAATGCCGAGGCTTATATTAAAGCTGGTGGAAGTGCTCATTGGGATATGTTGGTGTTTGAACACAATGAACATCAAGTTGAACAAGCAAGACAGTTAGCACGTGATATGGGGTTCACTTGGTTTAGAGTTAAAGTTTCCCAGAGATATTTGTATAGAAATGTACAATGGATACGCGGTCCAAAAAATTCTGAACTTAAACAAGTTAAAGATGAACCAGTGTTTGATTGCTACGCTCAACGGGATAAAGAGTTGTATATGAGTGCGCATGGTCTATTAATGCCATGCTGTTACATTGCAAAAGAGTGACCGATACCTGGACCAGTGCAAAGCCTTTACAAATTTGTATGGATTTTTGTTCAGGTATGCATCAACCAAGATGGAAAGCTCAATGGCGCACGGATGAACAATTGCGATGAATCGCGAAAGATTTACAGTCAAATTAATTGAACTTTTACCAGACTCTAAAAAAATTCCATTTGATCAGGCCAGATTAGAATGGTGGTTTAATCCAAGTAAAAATGGTGGATTTAGATTAACCTTAGAAGGTTACAATGTAATGGCGTCGGTTCTTGAATTTGAGCACTGGCGAGTGGCAACCCACCCTAATCTTAGACTATTATTAGACTTAGAAAAAAAATTAGAAGTTCCGTACTATGTAGGCACAAAGAAAAAAGAACTTATCTTATTTGGTAGTAAAGAAGCCATGATGGCTACATTACACGGTGATGTCAAACGATGGTTGGATTTGTTGCAAAATCGTAACAATTAACAAAACAACAACTGTTGACCAAAAAATATTAGATAAAATATAATACACAGAATGTTGAGAATTTAGTGAAAAAAGAGATATAAAATGGTGGAGTTTAAAATGGAGCAAGTGAAACTAAAACCAAGAAATTTTGTGGTTAAATACGACCGCAACCGTGCCGCTCGACACAAAATTCAAGTTCGGTATCATCGTCGTGCAAAGCATATAAAACAGGAGCAAGCTCAATGGTAAATTTTCCCGTCTTGGAACTAATGGATAGATTATGTATTGCCCGATTAAAGTGGGAAAAAACGCAGTCAAACAGAGACGAGCTTTTATGGTACGAACGTGAATGGTCAAAGTTTGAACAAACATCTGCGATTCAACAACATATAGAAAATTTAACAGAAATACACAGGCGTATTTGGGACCTTGAGTGGCAACTTAAAACTGGCGTTGAGGATCAATTATCCCTTGAGGAAATTGGTCGCCGAGCTATAGCTATAAGAGATTGGAATAACAAAAGATTGACAGTCAAGAACGAAGCTGCTAAACTCTTGGACTGTCCTGTGCGAGAAATCAAACAAGATCATTTGTCGGCTAAATAAAATTAAAGTTATTCTTGACTTTTTAATATTTTGCATATATACTAGCACTATGAATACAGCACTACACATATCTTCACTACCAAGTAAGCTTGCTTATTGTGGGGTCGCCTTTTGGCAATCTACACTGGTACGCTCAATTGGTAATGAGGATTTTTGGGGGTGTCTAAATTAAGATTAGAAATAATCAAATTTTGACGCCCTGGAATTAAAAACTCCAGGGTTTTTCGTTTTATAAGGTAATATGAAAGAACAAAATGTTGAATACAAATTGCATCAATTTAAGGAGCACGTTTTAACAGCAGAACAATTAGCCAGTGCGAGGCTGATGCAAGAAGGCTTTAGACAAGTACAGCTCGCAAAACACTCGAGGTAATTGTCAAAATGTTTTGGTAACGAGGACCAGTGATTCATTAAAAATCACAAACGGGCGGACAGGAAACATGAAACCGTGGCGGCAACGCGGCAAGTAAGACTCCTGGTTGGGGTGTTGACCCCAACATATGGTTGACCAATATTTGGCGTTTGCTTATAATGCTCAATGTTGGGACCATATTGAAGCACACTAAGCCGAAGGGCGCACGACGGGTGGTAATGCTGTCCGATGCCGATAGTGAGGCGGTTCGAATCCCCTAGTGTGTTTCAATATGGTTTACCAAGCAATTTTAGATGTATTGTTTTGGAAAAATCCTGTGCTACCAGGATAATGCACTTTCAACGTACTGGACGTCGACTTCCAAGGTACGCGAGTTGTCAAACACAAAACACCCAGGACGCTGGATTATATAAGTGTGCGGCGGTAAAAGCAAACGGTAGTGGGCGAACACTATCCATAACAAAACAATACATCTAAGACTGCTTAAATATGTGATGACATGGATTTTAGTTTTCTGGTTGCAGTTTCCCAGCAACTTTACTACCTATGCTACATATCCTACAGAACTTCAATGTCGGGATGCTGAGCAAATGTGGAACCGCAGGCTTCGCATCGTAAAAAGTCAAATGCAAGCAGAATGTAGGCCACAAAATTAAGTTTATGCACCGTTCGTCTATCTGGTTAGGACACCCGCCTTTCACGCGGACAAGACGGGTTCGAATCCCGTACGGTGTGCCAGTGATTTAATATGTTTAACTATAATGCCGAACAAATTTTTGTAGTACAGCCAAGAAGTGCAGGCGGTGGCATTCTAGCTTTTTTATTAAGTTTAGACAATACAACTGCTTCACTTGACTTTAAAAAAATTGCATACAAAGATAAACTTGCAACGTGGAGTGATTTTGTAAATCAAACTCCAGATAATGCGCATGTTGTTGGACATGTAAATATATCTCATTTAGGTCACTTTAGAAATATTGATAGTGCTGATTTTTGTCAAAGATATATTCATAAAAATCACTTTTATGAACTTGAAGGATTGTGTAGTAAAAATGCAGATGTCTTAGAATCAATGCTTGGTCCAAAGAAATCAATTGGCATTTACCTTACTGACAATTGTGTATCTAAGATTTTAGAGTTTAGGCCCTACACACCAAATATTGATTTTTACCAAAAATGGGTTTACGCTAATCAAAAAAAATTACTTAAAGAGTTTTTTAACATAGACTCTTTGCATTTTTTTTCTTTTGCAGAAATGTTAGACATAGATTTA